CGTAACCGAGGCCCACCAGACAGCCTTCTCCATGTGCTTCCGAAGACCCTTGGTGGCACTGTACGACTCAACCACCTGCTCCGCGGCCTGAGCCATGCGGAAGTCTTCATCCTCAGCAGTAGCCGGGATAACCGTCGTAGTGGGCTTCTGCGACAGCAGCTTTGCCTGCTCTGTGCGCACAACACCGCGGAGACGGTTAATGCTACGCGGAGCTTCACGGCCGTTCCGCTGGACACGCTGAATCAGCTCCTGGCCAGGACCACCTACGATCTTGGTCGAAATGTTCTGCTTGCCAAAGAACATGTCCATATTCTCGTACCACTGGCGCTGCGGACGGAGGCGTGCCTGCTGTGCCTTGCCAAACTCAGCCTTGATACGTGCGGCAAGCTGCTTGCCCTGCTCGGAAGCAGCGAACGACTGAACGTTCTTAACGCTCTCGCCGGGCAGGTTCATCGCGTACGACGTATCCAGCGATTCCGTCGAGGTCTTCGAGGACGGAGGCACTGATCCCATCGAGTTCATCTTCGCCATCGTCGCGTTCCTCTACTTCATCAAATTGAGATGCCTGCAGGGATGATTCTCTCATCGCGAGAATCCCCTGGTACGTCGTCAAATCCTTCGCCGCTGCCAGCGCCGTCAGTTCCTGGTTCTGCGTCAGCGTTGTCGTCAGCAGACCCGTCAGGCTGTTCGACAGTGCTCGCACGCTTGCGTCGTGTGCGCTTGACAGGCTTTTCATCTGCCTCAGCACGTACCACATGCCCGTCGCTGCCAACAGCAGCACCAAGCAGGCGAATACGATCAACAGCGTCATCGAGGACATCGGTGACCTCTCGGGTGTAGTTGTCCATGCTTTCGCGGTTCCAAGAACGAGACTCCGGCTGAATAATGCCAGCAACCTCAGCCAATTCCCGGATCACCTCAACGGACAGATACAGCCGTCCGTACGGAAGAATCGTGCGCCCAAGGTCCACAAGGTCACGGGATTCCCCCGTCAGCACACAAGCGGCAGGGAGAGCCGTCCCAAACTCAGTCCGCTTGAAGCGGCTCTCCCCAGTGTACTCAGTCACTCGCTAACGGCCTTCGAGACCTCAACTGCATCGACAGGGGTCTCGTCCTTGTCGAGGGCCTTCTTCTGGGCAACAGCGATCTTCTCGGTATCCGTCTTCGGGTTCGAGGCGACCTCAGCGTCCGCGTTCACCGGAGCAGTGGTCTCACCGATCGGGTTCGGCGTCTCGAACTTGGGGGCCGTCGAAATGTTCGCCAGCTGCGCTTCAGTCACAGCCGGGACACCCGCAGTCGGCTGCAGGTTGTTGAAGTCCGGCTCACGGCCCTCGACCGCAGCCCGACGACGCTCTGCCTGAACAAGCTCCACCTGATCGAGGTACGGCCCACCGTCACGAACACCGTTGGCGTCGTTCGGGTTAAAGACCGGGATAGTGGAATCCTTCTTAGTCATTACAACTCCTAGTAGTCGTAGGACAGTTCTACGTCCCACTGATCTTCGGTGGACTGCTCTTCGGTGGACTGCTCTTCGGACAGCCTAGATATCACTGTAACGTAGGATTCGCTCTGCTTCGCCTGTCCAATAGGAATTTGTGGCTCACGAGCTGCTTCATCCGGGCGCAGATCAGGCAAGAATGTCGCAAAGTACCGGGCACTGTCAAACGTGTGGTCGTGCTTCTTGTGCACGGTCTCTTTACGGTTCTGGTCAAACTGCATCTTGCGGCTAGCAAAGCTCTCGAAGCGCAGGCCCTTCATCTCTCGAATGAAGTTGACGCAGTTCTCGGTGATGAACCATCGCGGCTTGTTCGTGAACTTGTTTGGAATCAGATAGTCGTGCATCTTGATGAGGCCGGTTTCCACATCATGCGGCACTCGATCCACCGACAAGTAGATTCCAAGGTCCCCAAACATCTGCAGCACCGACACGCCTGTCTGAATGCTGGTCTGCTTCATCGCAGGGTCACCAGTACGCAGATCAGGCTCCCGGCCCCACATTGCCTCACGCATACGAATCGTTTCGGCGTAATGCGCCAACGTCTCCTTGTTCTCGTACACCTCACTGAAGGTCACGATCACATTGTCCGGAGACACCGCATGCCAGAGAATCGCTGTCGGGTTGTTCCACCCAACGTCGATAGACATGTACCACTCCCACGACTTCGGTGGCACAAAGCCTGACGAGTCTGGTAGCACGTGCGTGTACTTGGGCTTCTCGAAGTACGGGAACACCTGACCCGAAGCAGAGATGAACTTGCCATGCTCTCGGGACTCGCGCTCTTCGTCTGAAGCACCCACGTAGAACCGACCACGATCCTGAGCCTTCAGGTACGGGTTGTCTTCCTGGCTCATCTCGAAGATGTCGAGGTCTTGGGCGATAGCGCCGTCAGGTTCATTCTCGACAGGCTCATACAGCATCTCGTGCATCCAGGTGAACCCAGACAACGGAGTCATGGATGCCCACCACGAACCGTCATAGTCCATGAGGCGCTGCATGCCTTCGTTGAAGATGTGCTGCGGCGGCTCCTCATCGAACGAAATGAAGTGACGAGGCACACCACCGTGCTTGTCCATGTCCATCTCGTACGTCAGGAAGTCAAGCTCCGAGCCGTTCGTCAGTGTCAGCGTCTTTCGGCGGTCATCCCACGAGCGGTCCCAGGAACCATCAATCAGGTACTCCTTGGGCAGCCAGCGCTTCAGTTTCGGCAGCATGATCTTGTCGATACCCTTGACGATATCGACCACGATGCAACGGCCCATGATGGGAGTCGGAGGTGTCTGGCGGTACGGGTGAATCCCGCACAACCACCAGATCATCTCAACGACATTCCAGTCCGTCTTGCCTGCACGGTTACCGCCGAGCACCAGCCGCCCGTACTTCTGGGACCGGTGCGCACGCTCCTGCTTCGGATAGGGCTTGTAGCCGTACACGTTCGGCTTGGTAACCGACTCCTGCAGTTCCTTTGAGAAGTCCTGCAGGACATCATTCAAATCAAGGAACTTCGCCATGTGCTCTCCTACGCAGACGTGCTGGAATCAGTTGCTCCCAGCCTCACCAGTGCAGCAATAATACTGGCCGCATTCGCGGGCGACCCCCGTGTCCCAGTGATTGTGACACCCGCCAGCAGCAACGGACTCGTGCCTCCGTCGTGCGTATGGTCTCCAGGACTCGCCTGATACGGCTGAATGCCGAGCGTGTGGTGCTGTGCTTCCTTACGAGTATCCGCATCGGAGTTCGTGTGAAAGTCAGCTACCTGCTCGGCACTCGGCGGAATGCCCTGATCTGCAAGAGACCGAGCGTTCGCGCTGCCATACTGCTTCGGATTACCGATGCTGCTTCGAGCAGTAGCGTCCGTCGTCTTCTGCTGTCGGCGCTGCTGCGGAGGCATTACTTCTCAGTCTGCGGAGACGAAGGCTGCGCCGGGAGCCAGGCAGCAAAAAAGGCACCAACAAATGACACCACAGCAGTAGCGACAAGCAAGCCGACTTCACTCGCCGACACCTGGCCGTCAGCAAGCACCGGACCAATGACAGCACCTTCAGCAACTACGAGAGCAGCAGCACCAGCACTGTACGCCTTCTTCGCATTTTCAAGCGTAAACGGGTTCATCACTTCACCTTCGGGAAATATGTAGCAATGAGAACGTCAATCTCATGCTGATAAATCTCACGTGCGCCATCCTCACCATTACCGTAAAGAACCGCACGGAGCTTGTTCAGATCGTCAAGGCCGTTAATAGCAATCTTCTTGCCGTTGTCGAGGTTGTGCAGATACCAGGCACCTTCAACACCAGCCTGGACACCCTTCTCATCTGCGGGGTGCGGAATCAGTCGAAGACTCATATCAATCCAATTCGTGATGGGGACGATAGGCTTGCGGTCAAGCGTGATCGTAACGGGCGGATTCTCGACACCAGACTTGGCATACTGAACACCTGCCGTCGTGTCGTGTCCAAGGAAGTCTTCAGTCCAACCAAGCATAGGGCGCGCAATCTGCAGCGACCGGGCTCGGAACGACATGATTCCTGGAGTGCCGTTTGGAGAATCGGTGAAGATGCCGTAGCCGTT